GGTTGGAGTTGCGCAAGACAGGTATCGGTGGTTCAGACGCAAGCATCATTCTGGGTAAGAACTCGTATCAAAGCGAGTATTCACTATGGGCTAACAAGCGTGGATTTACCGCCAACGACGAAGCAGGTGACGCAGCCAAGTGGGGCAATCGCTTAGAGCGCACCGTAGCAGAGGCATACGCCGAGGAAACAAACTCAGCCGTTATTTGCTGGCCGGTCATGCTTCAGGGCGGTTACTCATGGCAGCTTGCAAACGTGGATTTCTTTATCTCCGGTTCAGATAAGTACGAGGCTGGCAAAGTCACTGACGTATTGGAAGAGCCAGAGCGCATTGAGTCAATCCTAGAAATTAAGACCACAGCCATTGCCGGTAAAGGCAACGCTAGAGGCTGGGCTAACGGTCAGGTTCCTGAGGCTTATTGGTGGCAGGGATGTCACTACGCTCTCACCACAAACATTCACAACGTCGTTTTCGCCTGTCTAGTGGGTGGAGAGGGCCTAGTCATTAGGGAAATGGAATACACGCCTGAGAGCCTTGTGTTCTTGTACGAGATGGAAAAGGAGTTCTGGCGACACGTTGAGGAAAACATTGAGCCGGACATCGTAGGACACCAAGCCGACTTTGACACCCTGAAGGCGGTTTACCCATCATCAGAGGGTGGCGTGACGATTAAGGGCGACGAGTTCATTAAGGATCTAATCTACGAATACAGAGAGGCGAAGGCTTGCCTAGACGAAGCCCAAGCCGACGTTGACGCAATCCGCGCACAGCTGCTCAGAATCGTGGGTGATGCCGAGGCGGTGACACTTGACGGTGAAACGCTCTACACCTACAAGTCCACAAAGGACAGGGAGTTGCTGGACACTAAGGCGTTGAAGGAGCAGCTCCCAGATGTGTACGCTCAATTTGCTAAACTTACGCCAGGACACCGAACACTTAGGGTTAAGGGGGAATGATGGGAAAGAAAATAGAATCAGCACAAGAGACAATTCTTGCCAGAGTTGCAGAAGCACTTAACAAGTCATTAGCTCACGGATCTAACGAGTATGACAATGGGTATGCCCAGGGTATGACCGACGCACTAGAAATAGTAAGTAAGTATCGTCGATGACTGAAGCTGAACGCCAAGCATTACGAAACAAACACGCCGAGACTTCAGAACTTTACTGCGCTTCCTGCGCTGTGGTCGGTTTTGACGGAGAATCGTTAAGCCGCAAGCAATACCCTTGTGATGTAATTAAAGTATTGGATTCTTGGGAGAACAATAATGATTGAAGACTGCAAACACGGCTACTACAAACTTATAGACGTTGAAACCAACCTAAGTGAGTTCCGTAAGTACATCTCATTCTTCTGCCCTGACTGTGGTATCCGCATACCGGAAAACCCATGAGCGAAGTCACACACATCACCATTGACTTTGACGCTGACGAGCTGATGAAGATTGCAAAAGCCATGAAACGCCTCGACTTGATGATGTCTGAGTTCATTGAATTAGCAATTAAGAAAGCCGTTGAGGAATGAGCGAGGAAGACTTTGCCGAGTTTTTAGACGGCTTCAACGAGTCCAGTGAACTACGTCGCAAGGTTGACAACATCTTTCAGGGTGCAAACGAGCGCAACTACTGTCGAACCTGTCACGGCTACCGACCTGATTTCTCATTGCCTTGCCTCAACTGCGGAGAACTTGACTGATGTGGTCATGGGTGCTTGCAGCCATTGGATCAACTGGCTTGTTCTTTGTAGGTGAGAAAAAAGTCAGAGGCTGGTTTATCCTCTCAGTCAACGAAGGTGTATGGGTTGTGTATGCCATACACACACACCAGTACGGTTTCATCGCCTACAGCGCCTTGTATCTCATTATGTATTACAAAGCAATCAGGAACTGGAAATGACCGTAGTAGCTGGACTGGTAACGCCTGAAGGGGCGTGGATAGGCGCAGACAGCCTTAGTTCCACCGATGACGGCCTCGCCTCGCTTATCTCTACTCCCAAGGTAGGCAGGTTTGGCAATCTCCTATTGGGCTACTCAGGCTCGTTTAGGGTAGGGGCAATGTACTTCAAGGTTGCAGGTCGTTCCCACAACCCCACACTTGAGCAATTACTTGAAAGCGTCAAACTACCCGACGACCTCAAAGACGACTGGGAACTACTAGCCATTGAGCATGGACACCTTTACGAGATAACTTCCAACTCAGGGCCACTAGAGGCTAAGAAAGACCATGACGGCATTGCCTACGGTGCTATCGGCTCAGGCGCAGCTCCAGCGCTCGGATCACTATTCACCGACCACGAGGATGAGGGCAGTCTGTACCAAGCATTAGAAGCTTCAGCCATGCACACCACCAACGTGCGTTCACCGTTTCTAGTCATAAGTTTGTAACCATAAATACACGCTAGTAATTACATAGGTGTAACCATTTGTGGTAGTATTGTATGTTACTATTGGCGTTTCTTGTCCACATAGTGAACATAAGGGGAAACATGAAGGTAGAGACAGTTCCACTAACAGCTCTTACACCTGATCCACTCAACGCTCGAAAACACAGCAAGCGCAATTTAGACGCAATCGCAGCGAGCCTCTCGAAGTTTGGTCAACGTAAGCCCATAGTGGTCACGCACGACGGCGTAGTCATTGCTGGCAATGGCACACTTGAAGCCGCTAGTTCATTGGACTGGAAAGAAATCTCTATCGCTCGCGCACCTAAAGACTGGGATGAAAACACAGTCCGAGCCTACGCACTCGCAGACAATCAGACCGGCGCACTAGCCGAATGGGATGACGACGTTCTTAATACAGCTCTTGAGGAATTAACCTCTGAGGGCTGGGACATTACAGAGCTGGGGTTTGATAAAGCCATAGAGCCTGAAGTTTTGTCTTTGGAAGATGCTTTTGCTTCTTTGCCTGACGGAGAACGCCCAGACGCTACTCAAATGACGTTTGTTCTCACTCTCGATCAGGCAGAAATTGTAAAACAAGCAGTAGAGATAGCAAAAAAACTTAAAGGGTTTGATTTAGACACAGGCAATTCCAACGGCAATGGAAACGCTCTTGCTGTAATTGCAGAAAGTTTTATTCGTGTCAACAGCTAAAGACTTGGTTGTAAAGCCTATTGCCTCCAGGGATGCCAGGGATTTTGTTAAAAAACACCATTACTCAGGCAAGGTTGCAGCGAACAGCCAACTTCATCTTGGAGTCTTTTGGAACGACAAACTTGAGGGGGTTATGCAATTTGGCCCATCGCTTGACAAAAGCAGGATTATTCCTTTAGTTGAGGGAACTGGCTGGAACGACTTTCTTGAGCTGAATCGCATGGCGTTTTCTGATGTTCTTCCGCGCAACAGCGAAAGCCGAGCAATCGCAGTCGCTATGAGACTAATCAAGAAGCACAGCCCCAACATTAAGTGGATTGTCTCGTTTGCTGACGGAACTCAGTGCGGCGACGGGACTATTTACCGAGCAAGCGGTTTTGTTCTAACAGGCGTTAAGCAAAACAAAACCATCATGCGTATGCCCGATGGATCTGTGGTTGCTGACATAAGCCTAAACATTGCAGGGCGCAGGGATGGCAAGACTGCCTCCTGGTGGCGCAAACATGGAGCAAAGTCTTTAGAAGGCTTCCAACTTCGATACATCTATTTCCTAGACAAATCGTTCCAAGACAGGCTAACTGTTCCCATCCTCCCATTCAGCGAAATTGACAGGCTGAACGCTAGGATGTATAAAGGAGAAAAGATTTAAGTCAGGCGTGGGTGTTCTAAGCAAGATACTGGGCTTCCTGCTCAGGGATGGCGGTGCAAGTCCGACCCCCACGCTCCACTTAGAAAAGCAGTTCGTTTCTTCCTGTTTCAGTGATCTCCATAATGCGCCAAGTCTTGCCGTCGTGCATAGCCTTTCGAGCGGCATCAGGAGTTTCATATGCCTTTTGAATGTCCTTCCAAGCAAAACTGATTTCGTCAAACCACTGCAGCTTGTAATAGGTATCGAATCGGCTGGAAGATTTAGTTCGTTTCATAGTTGTTAACATAGCCATAGACCCCCCAAGAAGCAAACATCCCATCAAAACGCTAGGCCGTCAAAACAATGCCCCAATACATACGAACAGAAGAACAGGCTGTTATTGATACAGAGGCCCTTAGAATGCGTTCTAGAGGCTTTACTTACCAGCAGATAGCCGACAACATGGGGTGCTCCAAAGCGGCTGCGTATCAGCGCGTGAGCCGAGCATTGGCATCGATACCGGCTGAGGCAGTTGCCGAATACAGGGTTTTAGAGGGTGAGCGGCTAGACAATCTTTTGGCAATCGCAACTCATCAAGCTCTAACAAAAAAATCATTGTTCGCCATTGACCGTTGTCTCGCAATTATGGACAGACGCGCTAGGCTCTTGGGTCTTGACGCTCCAATTAGACAACAAGTGGAAACGATAACCTATGACGGATCTACTATTGAAGCAAGAGTCGGAGAAATCAGACTTGCTTTTGAACAACTTAGCCGCGAGTCGCTTCCTTTGGACGGATCAACTAGCGAGAACTGAGCAGATACCGACTGAGGAGGAATGGAGCGTTTGGCTTTATCTTGCAGGTCGAGGCGCTGGAAAAACTAGAACCGCAGCTGAGTGGATGGCGTGGGAAGCAATCAAGACTCCCAAGACACGATGGGCTGTAGTCGCCGCAACATTCTCAGACGTTAGAGATACCTGTGCTGAGGGTGAATCTGGCCTTGTATCAATTCTTAGACGCTACGGCGCATTAGAAAACTACAACCGCTCTATGGGTGAGATACGTCTTACCAATGGCTCTCGAATAAAACTATTCTCTGCTGACGAGCCAGACCGCTTACGTGGGCCTCAGTTTCACGGAGCCTGGTGCGACGAACTAGCCGCATGGCGATACGAAGACACATGGGATCAGTTGCAGTTCGGGCTTCGCTTAGGTGAACACCCACGAACCCTAATTACCACTACACCAAGACCAGTGCCAATCATTAAACGGCTACTGGCACAAGACGATGGTTCTGTAAAAGTAGTCCGAGGCTCAACCTTTGACAATGCCAAGAACCTAGCGCCTTCTGCCCTTGCTCAATTACGAGCAAGATACGAAGGCACACGATTAGGTAGACAAGAGCTTTTCGCGGAAGTTCTCACGGACACCCCTGGTGCGTTATGGACGTTAGAAATGCTTGAAGGTTCAAGATTACAGAAAGCACCTGACTTTGTGCGCATTGTGGTCGCTATTGACCCTGCGACAACCTCTGGTGAGAACGCTGACGAAACAGGAATAGTTGTTGTTGCTAAGGGAACTGACGGTAGAGGCTATGTTCTTGCTGATCGCAGTTGTCGTGACACTCCTTCTGGGTGGGCTCACAGGGCGATAGCCGCATTTCATGAGTTCAACGCTGACCGAGTGGTTGCTGAAAAGAACCAGGGCGGAGACATGGTTGAGCTAACAATCCGATCCGTTGAGGCGACAATCCCATTCAAGGGCATTGTGGCTAAGGTCGGCAAACGCCTTCGTGCTGAACCGATAGCTGCGCTCTATGAGCAAGGCCGCGTATCTCACATTGGCGCTTTTGATTTACTTGAAGACCAAATGACCGGTTGGGTTCCTGACTCCGGTTACTCACCAGACCGACTCGATGCCTTAGTGCATGGGTTGGCTGAACTTGGACTTGCTACCGGCGCATCAGCCGACAGGTTCTTTGCACAACTCGCACCGTCTTGTACGGCTTGCGGTATTCCAAATGACGTAGAAGCATTTAACTGTAAAGGTTGCGGAGTTCTATTGAGAGAACCAGTAGCGCAGTTGTACACTTCCGGCATCAACCCATCTCACCGAGGACAATAAGTGGCTCTATTCAAGCGAAAGAACAAGACTACGCTCGCAGCGGAAATTGTTGCTGAATTACAAAAAGCAGGGATGGCTAATTCCCCACTGGGAAATGCTGGCGGATACAACTCTGCCTACGCTGCTAACGAAATGTCAACAGCCGGTCAGGGAATTGTAACGACAGTCGGACAAGCTGTACCAATGCCTCGCCCTGGATTTGTAGAAGGTGGCGGTGGCTTCGGAGCTATGCTCGGCCCAGCTTCACCACTTCTCCCAGCACCGATTGACGTTGTCCTTGACGACTCAGGTCGCGCTCTACCTCGTAAGTACGAGTATCAAACTGCAATCAACCTCAACCTCACGCAGACCGAGGTTCCGTTTCAGGTTCTTAACTCACTCGCTGAACAGTGCGACATCATTCACCGCGCTATTGAAATCCGCGTGGGTGACATCATTAAGCAAGAAGGCACATGGACTCTGTCAGACCAAGCCATTTCTACAATCATGCAAGAGCAGAACTGCTCACACGCAAAGGCAGCTCTTATTGGTCGTGAAAAGTACGGCGCTGAGATTAACCGCCTTCGTGATTTCTGGGAGAACCCATACGTTGCTTCTGACCGCACGTTCTCTGAGTGGCTAACTGAATCACTCTGGCAGGTCTTTACCTACGACCAGTGGTGTGTCTACCCTCGCTACAACTTCAAGGGCAAGGTTCTGGGCTTTGACGTTATTGACGCTCCTACTATCAAGATTCTCCTTGACAACCGAGGCGACATTCCTCACCCACCACAGCCTGCCTACCAGCAAGTCTTATGGGGCTTTCCTCGCGGAGAGTTCATCGCTTCACCAGATGCCGACGGCGAGTTCTACGCTGGCTCAGGCAAGGACAAAGAGTTCCTAACAGACCAACTCTCAGTCTTTGTTAAGAACCGTCGCACATGGTCGCCTTATGGTTACTCGCCAGTAGAAGAGGCAATCCCAGCCGCTTCGCTGTACTTGAACCGCCAAGTATGGATGAACTCTGAATACCAGAACGGCTCAATGCCAATGACGTTTATGAAGACTAACTCTCAGGAGTTGGACATTCACAAGCTGGCAGAGTTTGAGCGTATTCTCAATGGTCGCCTAACAGGCAACACAGCAGAGCGTCACCGCATCAAGGTATTGCCAGACGGGTTTGATCCTGTTGCAATGCCAGAGATGGCTGACCGCTTTAAGTCAGACTACGACGAATACATCATTAAGCGCGTTGCATCTATCTTCGGTGTATCCCCAGCAGCTCTCGGAGTCGTGGCTCGTGCCGGACTCGGTGGTGGCAAGGGCGCACAAGAAGGCGAAGCAGAGAACGTAGAGTCAGTCTCTACTAAGCCAATGGAAGATTACGTTGTCTCAGTAATCAACTCTCTTTCACGTCGCTACCTCGGTGCAGACAAGAACGTGACCTTTGTTCTTAATGACCGCAAGGGCGCTCGCGAAGAAATGGATCGCTCTAAGGCACTACAGACCGCTCTATTCTCAGGTCAGAAGACACTCAACGACGTACAGGGCGAACTTGGACAAAACCTTTACGACATGCCAGAAGCCGATGAACCATTCATTGTCGCTGGTAACGCAATCCAGTTCCTCAAGGGAATGTTGACAATTGACACATCAGGCGAAACGGTAGGACAGAATGACCAAGCGCAAGGCAACGAAAGCCAAAGCACACAAGGCCAAGTCAATCAAAATACATCACAAGGCAGTGTCGGTGAAAGCCAAGCGCCGAAGGCTGGCGTAGGCAAGGACATTCCTGCCGTTGGCGCACCTGCGGATCAGAAGTCAGCAATGACCGAAGAGCTAAAGGACTTTGGTCGCTTTGTCAAGTCACGCCACAAGCGCGGCAACTGGAGAGCGTTTGACTTCACCGTATTTGACGCAGAACTTAGCGACAACCTCAACGAACAGGCGTACTTCATTGTCAAGGGCGCTACACCAATGCCTGAGAACATCTACGAGTGGGCTTCTAACATCGTGAACAGTGAGATAACTGATACCCCAAAAGGTTTAGTTACTAAGCGTCAGATGAACGAATTGCCTTCTTACCCACAGGTAGAGGCAGTGTCAAAGAAGCACTCTAAGGCAATCGGCATTGCACTCGCAGCCGGTGTAGTTGGAGTAGGCGCAGCAATCGCCCAAGCACTTCGAGCAGTTCCAAAACCTCTTGAAGATGTAGCTCAGATGAAGGCAGTTGCACAAGGCGCTGTTAAGAGCAACATTTCAATGAGCAACGCTAAGGCTACGAATGTTCTAAAGGACATCTACACAGCCGGTGGAGCAGCAGGAGCAAAAGACGCAGCTCAGGTAGTTCGCTCAGACGCAGTATTGGCTGGTAAAGGCTTGCAAAACTTGCTTGACAAGGCTGGCATTACCATTCAAGGCATTAACGATACAACAATGACACGAATCTCAGACTCATTACTTCTTGGCATTAGCCAGGGTATGAGTGCTAGAGACATTGGAACGGCGATTGACTTAATCATCAACGATCCAAATCGTGCAGACATTATCGCAGTTACAGAAACAAACCGTGCTTACAACGCTTCGGCAGTAGACACCTATCAGTCGGCTGGCATTGAACAGTTTGACTGGTTAGCCTATGACGGTGCTTGTGCGGAGTGCTTAGACCAAGAACTAGCCAACCCACACGACATCACAGACGACTACCCACCAGAACACCCTTCTTGCCGTTGCACCGTAGCGGCTGTATTGCCAGACACATCAACCTCAACAGGAGAATAACCCAATGGCTCAAGACATTACCTACGCTTACTTCGGCAACCTAACAGTCAAGCGCGGAGACGACGGCTACATGAGAGTAAAGGGTCTTGCCACAGACGCAACCCTTGACCTCGACGAGCAAATCTGCGACCCAGAGTGGCTCAAGACTGCAATGCCGGAGTGGTTCAAGATTGGCAACATCCGCGAGATGCACCAGTCAAAGGCCATTGGTAAGGCTATGGAGATGGAACAGTCAGGCACAGGTTTCGTAGTTGAGGCCAAGATTGTTGACTCAGAAGCAGCTCGTCTAGTTGAAGAAGGAATCTACACAGGTTTCTCAGTAGGTATCAAGGGCGCTCGCGTTGAGAAGTCAGCCGATGCCCCTGGTGGAATGATCCGCTCAGGAAAAATCGTAGAGGTTTCGCTTGTTGACCGACCAGCAAACCCATCATGCGTTATCGAACTCGCCAAATCAGTTAAAGGCGAATTAGTGAAAGGTGCTGCTATGGCAGACATTGAAAAGGATGCCATCGACACCGAGGCAATTATGACAGAGCCGAAGGGCGCACCAGAGGAAGTGTACGAGTACTCACACGCTTGCGCTTCTTGTGACGGCACAGGCTACAAGTCAAACGTACCAGGCAACCTCATGGAAACACCATGCGAGGTATGCGGTGGAACTGGCAAGCAGCCAGAAGGTCAGCTCGAAGACATGCTACAGAACTCACCAACTATTCCTGAGACAATGGAAAACCGTGAGATGAAGGCTGCCGATGCAGACGACACAGAAGTTACTGAGCCAGAAGTTGAAAAGAAGGAATACACACAGGCAGAGCGTGAGCTTGCAGGTGATCGAGGAGAAGCACTCCCAGACGGCTCATACCCAATCAAGACTGTTGGCGACCTCAAGAACGCTATTCAGGCTATTGGTCGTGCAAAGGATCGCGGTAAGACAATCGCACACATTAAGACTCGTGCGAAGGCATTAGGCCGTGAAGACCTAATCCCAGATTCATTCAAGGCAGTAGAACACGACGAAGCAACACTAGAGTCTGTTCGTGCCGGAATTGTAGCGCTCATCAAAGCAGAGCTTGACGAAATGTTGTCAGGCGAAGAAGATGAGATTTGTGACGTAAGGGAACTACTCTGCGCACTTGAACTATTCCTTTGCTGGTGGGATGGTGAAGCCGATGAAGGCGAAACCGCAGAACCATTCATGAAGGAAGAAACAGAAATGTCAGGAGACGACACTATGGCTTACATCGGACTCGGCGTTAGCGCCGACCTAATCAAGTCTGCATCAGCAGACGACG